GTTCCAGTACTTCTCCCCTTGCTGCTCGCAGTACAGAATACGATCATTTGCAACATTGGGGAGTTCCATAGCCATTTGATGAGCCAACATATTCTGAATGGCTAGATACCATCTCTGAGGTATCTCAATCTCGCCACTCAGCGCCCCGACGTCTTGAATTTGTCGATGACACCACGCCACAATTTGCGGCTGAATTGTATTAGGGACTGGCCATAAGTACATAGCCGGCTGCGGAATGTTCCGATCAAACCAGTACTGAAGCGGCCGATTATTTGTAAAGTTTTTGTTAGGTAAGTTTGTATAGTCATCTCGATTTAACCTCGCAAGTGGTATTTCTATAGGTGCTGTGCCAAACACAACTTGATAAACGCCCATATTGGCACCGGCAGTTTGTAGTATTCTCCAAAATGGAGCAGTTGCAGATGGGTCTAAATCATAATAAATCCATGTTCCGGATTCCCAAGTGGTTGCTCCTGGGCTATAAACTGTGGTCCAAGTTGACCCGTCTTGTGAATACTGAAGCTGTACAGTTACAGAACCACTAATTGCTGGCAAAATACCAATGGTTGCAACATACACAGGGTTGCCAGAACCATTATTAATGCCAATATATCCAGTATTATTAGATAGCTGACAGATGCTACTGCCGACCCCGTCAAAGGCATTCGATACAACCCCTGAGGAGCTATTAGCCCCTGTAGTGACAGAAGTAACAGTTCTGTAGTTCGAATTAAGAACATCAACAGTACCGATTGGCAGATAGTAAATGTACTGATCAGGCTTCATGCCGATCACATTCTTCACAATACACCAGTACTGAATGCCTCGATTGGCTAGATTTGACAGTAGATAGTACAGACTGGTCTTAGCAGATTGTACTTGTTCAACCGTTAGCTCTTCTGCAAGTTTACCTGCTCTTCTTGCACCATGGTCAATAAGAGTTTGAACTGATATAACGGTTTGCCCTACAGTTCCTGAAGTTGACATAGATTACCAGCCTGAACAATTCCATTTTTTCAATGATGCTTTAGCTCTAGGCGCATCACCTTTAGCATTCTTCACCACACCTGACATTCTAGCGCAAAAAGACTTCTTTCTACCTTCATCAGCCTTGGACTTAGGGTTTGGAGCAGGCGCTTTAAGATTGCTGCCTGTCATACGATTAACTTTGTCTCGGCCCTTCTTTGTTAGCCCAGCACCTTGGTCTGTAGGATACTTTTCGCCTTTAGTAATGGATAACTTAACATCTCCACCTTCTTTCTTACCTGCAGCGGCTCTAAAGTCAGCAGCAGTAGGCGCCCCTTTACTACCGGGTTTACGCATTTTTTCGCCTGAACCATGCTTAATTCGTTCTTGCTTGGCATGAATGTTATCCCATAAGCCGACTTTACCGCCTGATTTCTTAGGGGCGGCTCGTTTGGTTGCATAAGCAATCGCAACAGCTTGTTTAACAGGCTTACCAGCACGAACTTCTGCTGAGACGTTTTTACCGAACGCTTCTTTCGATTTGCTTTTGATCAATGGCATATTATGGTCCTTCTTTTACGAGGACTAAAATGAACATTGAAGAAACCGCGTTGTTGCTGGAACTGCCAATAGCTGTTGCCTCAATCGTGGTCTTTTCAGGAACTTCCAGCGGATACTCGAACACATAATCCGCTACACCATTATTGATAGACGTAATTGCTGCGGTCATTCGAATGTTGTTTGTTCCTCTAGTTAGCAATCTGCCTTGAACTTGATTTGAACCGCCTGATTGACCACTTGAGAATAAACCTTGAGAAACATAACCCGTATATCCAGCTGGGATTGTATAGCTTCCTGTAATAGTGGTATTGTAATCAAATTTAATAATGTCGTATGTGGTTGCTGGAACACCTGCAGTTACAGTGCCTGTACCAATATAAATATCACCTGCTGAACCATTACCTGAACCTGCGGTTGCAACATAAGCGTAATTGACACGCAACAAAGACGCAGTCATAGTAACAGCAGTCTGACCATTCAAAGTAACTGTTTCTGTAACTTCGTTATAATTCGCGTCGAGACCTTGAATAACGACAGTACGAGCTCCTGTACCTGAACTTGTATCATTAGCGCTTGTCGAACTAACAGTCATCTGAAGCGCAGCAGCAGGGAAAGTAATCAAACTTGACAATGGCCATACAGACACTTGCGCTGTATCTACGTCAGGATTGAAACCAAAAACAGTAACATTCCTGTGTCCCTGAATTTGACCCCTAGAAACTTGAAGCTCAAACGGCTCATATGCACCACCACGAGTTACGGACGATATTGTTGTTGCCATAATTTATCCTCAATTAAAAGGTGGGAGCCGAAGCTCCCGACCAATTTAGCACTTCTGCATCTTCTTCATAGTAGTATAGCCGCCTTCAGCTTTACAAGACATAGCAGCATGACCACCGTTTTTATAGCCTGCAGGTTCTTGTTTAATACCTTTGGTTTTACCTTGAACAGTTGGCATCTTCTCTCCACTAGACATATTAGAGATAAACTTAGCTGCACCACCGTTTTTGTAGCCTTTGCCTTCTACGCCACCGGTCTTGGTGTTAAAAGACTTGGTTTGCTTAGCACTAGAAATATTGTTAAGAAATTTCTTAGCAGAACCACCATTTTTGTAGCCAGGGCCTTCAATCTTGCCTGTCCCTTTTTTCATTACAGGACGAGTAGCTTCAATGCCACCTGCTAACCCACCTATAACATTAGGACCAGCTTTAGGCGCAGACATACCGCCACTACGAAGCTTTAAAGTAGTACCTTTACCACCTTTGTGCTCTTGAGCATCATGCTGCTTCATGGCTTTTTTGATCATAGCCTTATCTTGCGCCATGTCAGATTTGCCACCTTCAGCCATTTTTACACGACCGCCTTTTTTCAACTTAAGCTCAACTGATGGCTCAGTTGTCTTCATCTTAGGCATTGGTTTGTATTGTCCCATTTTGCTCTCCTATTAGGCTTGAGTTACACCGAGTGCACCAACACGAGTAGCGTTTGGTCCAACTGCGATTGCAGGTAAAAGAATTCCCATCACAAGACGCTTAATACCGTCAGTTGCGGCAGAAGGAACGTAAGTACCACGTACATCACCAGTAGTCGTTGTAGCGGTGGCAGTTGCAGCAGCTACAAATGTTCCAGCATCTTCAGCTAGAGTATTGTTATAACCTGCACGAGCAATATAACCAGCATCAGTAACACGAACTGGAATACCAAGAATATCAGTAGTTCCAATGGTGATAGCAACTACAGTTCCACCTGAAACAGTAATTCCACTAATCTGATAGAATGCTTTTTTACCGTTTACAGCAGTAGAAGCAGATCCACTAGATGCGATTACTTCACTCATTGCTTGACCATAGTAATCATAGCCAGAAACAGTAAAGTTACGAGTAGTTGGGCTACCTGCACCAGTAGTTACACTAACAGCGCGAGGCACATCTAACTGAAGAACAGTTCCGTTATTAGTCACTACAGACTTAACAGAAGTTCCAGCGGTTAAAGTAATTGCACCAGCAGCTGCAGGAGTTTGGCTAGCAGCAATGTTATTAGCAACTAATGCTTGTGGAATCGTATCCCAGACATAAATACGTCCTAAAGGACCAACACCTAGATCCATTGGTGCAGGATCACCTAGCAATGCATTACCATTTGCATACATCGTAGTGCTACTAGCAGTTTGAGAAGTGCTTACGGTATATGTACCAGCACCGCCAGTACCAGTTCCGAAAGCAGTAATATAAGTACCGTTCGTTACGCCACTTCCATCAATGTATTGACCAACGACTAAAGAGTCGCCAGAAAGCATTGCAGTAACAGTAAGAGTGGTAGTTGCAATAGAACCAGTGAATGACGCAGATGCGTTAGCATTACCAGTTCCCATGTAGGTTACGGCTGGACCTAAGAATAGGTCATCAGAATATTGAGGCATTGTCTTTCTCCTTGAAAAGCTTAGACATAAGTTAAATTAAAAAGAGACTGAGCTTTTGACTCAGTCTCCGTTACTACATTAAACTCCAGGCGTACCGTACATAGCACGTGGATCAGTAAAGCCAGGAATGTAACGCTCTGTAGCCTTATAGCGCATGCTATCGGTTTCAAAGTCACCTTCCATAGTCTTCTCTAAGCCACGACGCATTAGAAGTTTCATACCTTCTGGTGCATCGGTTTGTACCCACC